TATAGTAATACAGAACATATATTAAAATATCAATTAGATTATGATATTAGCAAACATTCAAATAACAGAAGAGATGGGTTTACAGGGCTTAGAGGTTTTTTAAAAAGAGCAAAAACAAGATATTATGAATGTGATTTAGATTTGGATTATTTGAAAGAATTGTGGGAAAATCAAAATACTTGTGTTTACACGGGCGTAAAACTAGAGTTACCGAAATATAGAGGAGGAAATAACCAATTAACTACCGCATCTCTTGATAGAATTGATTCGTCTAAGGGTTATATAAAAGGGAATGTTCAATTTGTGTCTATCGCATCTAATCACGCAAAAAATAATTTAACTCACGAAGAAATGATTGTGTTTTGTGATTTAATATATGAAAATAGAAAACCCCTACCTGTGGAGGTAAGGGTTTAATTGTGGAGGTAGAGACTTCGAAGTCTCGTCTTGCTCACCTTATTTATTAGGTACTACACGTTTAGGATAACATTATTCATAATGTTCCAAAATATTTAGTTTGATGTATGTGGGAAACAAACTAAAAAAACAACCTGGTCTCCGAATTATTTTATGAGAGCTCGGACCTGTGACCCTCTTAGACACTCCTGTTCCTAGGTTATATGTGTACCGACCCGAAAAGCCAGCCTAATCTAATTAGGCTACAGCTACATTTTCTTCTGTACGTACAAGACCTACAGCAGAAAGTTGGTTGATAACGTTTCCGTTTATCGTTTTGAACAATTTTTACAAGGATAGTTCGTCCTTGACGTGCACCGAATAGATAACAATGCCAATCTATTCCAATTTACCCCCAATATTTTAAAGAACTTGTGAGTACAAAGATATTAAGGATTTTTTGAAAAAACAAATAATTCTCAATATTTATTTAAATAAATATGTCAAACGAAGAAGAAAAAAACATCGCATACGAAAATGTCGACATTCTCTATGAGAATAATGATCTTATTTTCGTTAAAATATACTCATTAGATGCTGCTAAATACTTTGCACCAAAATACGTTTATGACAGGTATAATTATTATAGTAAAGGTGATTTATACGTAATTTATGATAAAAATAAAGATGATAAATACGTAATATATAAACCAAATGAGTTTAATGTTAACATCTTGGATGACAATCAAGATGATGTTAATATAAATGATTTAGAACATAGGTTCCCTTTTTTAGAAAAAATTATATCTGATATCTATGGTATGAGTTCAATATATTCGGCGTTACTAATGGTATCTAAAGGGGAAAAAATTGATAGATATGACTTAAATAGGTTAGATGATTTAATTGGTGATGTTAGATATAACCAAACCAAACCTGAAAATAGTATGGTTACTATTAGATTTGATAATTCTAAAGATTTTTTTAAGTTATTTAAACTAGACGATTATGACATTGATTTTTTAGATCGATTATTTAATGGGAGTTCTTATTATTATGGTGATAACGAATTTTATTATTCCGATATGGGGGAATCAGATTGGAGAGAGGGGTATTTAATGGGTGAGTTTAATGAAGAAAATAAGAATAAAGTTAAAGAAATAATAAATATTTTGTCACCAGAAACCATCAATATAAAGAATGATGATTTCTATAGTGTTGCTTCTGAGGTTTTATCTAATACATTTTATAATGAGATTGATTATATAATTTCTGAATATGTAAATTTAAAAAATGAATGTTATGAAAAGACTGCGAAGGAAGAAATATCATCCGATTTGAAAGATCCGTTTATGTTATATGGAATATTTGAAAAAACAAAATTTGTGTCTTATGTAACAACGGTGAAAGTTCTATTATCATTATTCAAAATGTCAGGTAAAAAAAATGGATCTATTAACGATGTTTTATCATATTTTGCAAAACAAAAAAGTGTCGGACCATATGAAGAATATCGTTTTGAATACGGATGTAATGATTTTGATGAGGAATCATTTCAAAGAGAGGTTGAAAGACGGTTAGAGAAAATAGAAGAAAAAATATACGATAGTGATATGTTTACTGATATTGAAGGGTATCAAGATATAATAAGAAAGGTTTTATCGAAATATCCAATTAATAAAACTTTTAGATTACCTGTAGATAAAGAAAAGACATTTACGATTCAAAAGATTGATCCAAAAACAAATAGAATTATTGGAAAGTATACAAATTCTAAAGGATTGAAAGGTAAACAAGAACAAAGAAGTTTTTCGTTAGAAGAATTTTTTAATTTTCTATATACACCAGAATTATTTGAGCAAAAAGTTTTGAAATCCAAAAAAATGTTGTAAATTTGCTCTATGAATAGAGATTATGAATTATTAAAAGAGGTATTATCCATACCAACGGTTACTTACAACGAAACTTTTATGGTTGAGTTTTTGAAAAAATGGTTAACCGATAATGGGTATTCTTTTTATACTGATAAAATTAACAACATTTACGTTACCAAGAAAACGGATAATGTGGATTATTTCCCTTGTGTTGTTGCACATACTGATACCGTTCACCAGATTGACGTTATTAACATTCGTGAAGAAATGTTAAAAAATGAACAGGGTGAGTTAAAGAATTCATTAAAAGCTTATAATGACAATGGAAATCCTACAGGTATTGGGGGGGATAATAAATGTGGTGTATTTGCGTGTCTTGAATTACTTAAAGAACTCCCTAACTTGAAAGTTGCCTTTTTTGTTTCTGAAGAAACGGGTTGTCACGGATCCAGAGCTGCAGATGAAAAGTTTTTCTCAAATGTGGGATATTGTATCCAATTTGACGCACCGGGGAATAGCATGGTATCTGAATTTTGTATGGGGGTTCAATTATTCGACAAGAGTACCGAATTTTTTAAAGGTGTTGATGAAATATTAACCGAAAATTTCAAAGGTAGAAATAAATATCAATCACACCCTTATACCGATGTTTATGCTCTGAAAACTAAATTCGATTTTTCTTGTATTAATTTTGCAATTGGATATTATCAATATCATAGTAAAAATGAATATGTTGTTGTTGAGGATGTTTACAATGGTATTGACACCGGAAAAAAAATAATCGAAAAGTTGGGTTGTAATCCACATCGATTCAATAAACAAATAAAATATCAATATCGTTTGTTTGATTAAAATAAAAATGGGGGTTATTTACCCCCCATTTCTTTTTTTACCTTTTCTTTGTTTAATCTTAATCTCCTTTTCTTCTACTACGAGTTCGTATTCAATATTCTCCATCACATTTCCTTTCAACACTTCTTCGGAAATGAAATCTTCAATCTTATCTTGAATTGCTCTCTTTAAAGGTCTGGCACCATAGGTTTCATCAAAACCAACTTCAGCTATTAAATTTATTAAAGAAGGATCGTAAACAAATTTATATTTTATGTTGTTTAATCTGTTAATCAATCGATTTAACTCTAATTCAACTATACTATTAATATCTTCTTTTTGTAAAGAATTAAAGATAATTGTCTCATCAATACGATTTAAGAATTCAGGTGCGAAGAACTTTTGTAATTCTTTCTTTAGAACTTCTTTCCTTTGTTCCTCTTGAGCATATGTGTTTGTAGGACTTTTAAAACCAATACCAGTTCCAAAATCTTGTAATTTTTTAACACCAATATTGGATGTCATAATAATGATACAATTTTTAAAATTGATTTTTCTACCTAAACCATCAGTTAAATGTCCATCATCCAAAACTTGTAATAGAGTTGAGAAAATATCTTTATTTGCCTTTTCAATCTCATCAAACAAAATTACCGAGTAAGGTTTGTTTTTAACTTGTTCTGTAAGTTGTCCACCTTCATCATACCCAACATAACCGGGAGGAGAACCGATTAATCTTGAAATGGAATGTTTTTCTTGATATTCTGACATATCAACCCTAATCAAACTATTTTCGGTTCCAAAAATTTCTTTTGCCAATTGTTTTGCTAAGTGGGTTTTACCGACACCTGTTGATCCTAAAAATATAAATGAACCAATTGGTTTATTTGGATCTTTAATTCCTAATCGATTTCTGCGTATTGATTTAGCAATTTTAGATACCGCTTCTTTTTGTCCAATTACTTTAGAACCTAAAATTTCTTCGAGATTTGATAGAGATTTGGACTCATCAGTATTAAGTTTTGAGATAGGAATTTTAGTCATATTTGAAACGACTTCATACACCAATTCAACGGAAACTTCTTTCTTTGAGATTTGGAGTTCCTCTTCAAACTTTTTATTCTCTAAAATAAGTTTATCAAGTATCTTCTTTTCTTTATCTCTTAAACTAGCCGCTTGTTCATAATCTTGTTTTTTGACAACATCCATTTTTTCTTGCTTCACCTCAGCGGCTTGAAGTTTAAGTTTCTCAATAATTTCAGGAACTTTAATTTCAACTTGATTTCT